GGATACTTGGCAACCAAGACACTTGTGTCTGGTGGTCTACAACGCTACAACATGACAGCGTAGTAATAGCAATACTTTAATAATCCTCTGGGGTTTAGTAGCCCTAGCCCCAGGGGAGCTTTTAAGAAAGGACAGCATGCCAGCCACAATGGTTACAACAGCCGAGTTGCGATCCAACTTAGGCATTGGCAGTTTATACAGTGATGCAACTGTAGAAGAATGCTGTCAATCGGCAGAGGATTTAATTTCTAAATACCTTTGGCATAACGATGCTCCAGTAGTGGGCACATCTATTAGCAACAATGTAGCAAGTGTAGTTTTAGCAAACCCCGGCATATTTGTTACGGGTCAATCAATAACAATTTCTGATTGTGGTGCGACCTACAACGGCACATACACATTAACCGGATCATTCCCAGGTACAACAGTGCCAGCATCTATCGGCACAGCATTTTGGAGCACATACGCATTTAGTTCAAATCCTAACGGTTATAGCATTATTCAATATGCAAAGACAGCTGCAAACGACCCATTTCATTTTGTAAAACCATACGGCCGAGCCCTTGGCCCAGAACATAAATCACAGGCTTACACTGCGACCCCTGCCATCAGAGAGGCTGCGATGATCGTAGCTGTAGACATCTGGCAAGCACGTCAAGTTAGCCAGACTGGTGGGGTAGGTATGGATGGGGTATCTGCAAGTCCTTACAGGATGGGATACCAATTGATAAATCGGGTCAGAGGCCTCATCCAGCCGTATTCAAATCCTAATTCATTGGTTGGCTAATGGCCGCAATAAGTACCCTACGTGGCACAGTAGCAACCGCTTTATCAAACGCTGGAGTATGGTCTACCTTCGCATTTCCGCCAGCAACCCTACTTGCTAATAGCGTAGTGGTAACACCTAGCGATCCTTATATTGTGCCAAACAATAACAGCCAGACAGGCATCTCACCCCTGGCTAATTTTAAGATTTTAATAACTACACCTGCATTTGATAACCAAGGCAATTTACTAGGCATGGAAGATTTTATTGTGGCAGTAGTAACTAAACTAGCGGCATCAACCCTGGTTTACAACATATCAAGTGTCTCCGCTCCAGCTATAACTAATGCAGCTAGTGGAGATTTATTAACATCAGAAATAACTGTATCAATCCTAACGAGCTGGAGTTAAAATGAGTACACACGAAGAAGACTTAGCCTTCTTAAAAAAGACAGGCCAAATTCAAGACGCACCAAAACCAACTGCACAAACAAAGAAAGATGAGGAATAACAATGGCAATCTATTTAAATAATAACGTTGGTGTTAAGTTGGCTACCGCTGCTGCACCTACAGTACCTTCAATCGATATCAGCGCTTATGTAACTAACGCTGTAATCAATCAGATTGTTGATGAGCTAGAAGTAACAGCGATGGGCGATACCGCACATAAGTTTGTTGCAGGTCTACAATCAGCAACATTTAGCATTGACTTCTTAAATGAGTGGGCAGCAAGCCAAGTAATGCAGACACTGAATGCAGCCTTTGGTCAAACTTTGGCAGTATCAGTAATCACTGTTAAAGGCACTGCAGTATCAGCAGCTAACCCAACATACCAATTCTCAGTGTTGGTAAACAACCTAACCCCAATTGGTCAAGGTGGCGTGGCTGAGGTTGCAACATCAAGTCTGTCCTTTACAGTAAACTCCGCAGTAACAGTGTCCCCATCGGTGGCATTTTAATTAAGGAGTAACAATGGCAAAGCTAAAGATAACAAGGGCTAATGGTGAAGTATCAGAGCATAAGATCACACCAGGTGTCGAGTACGCTTTCGAGTTAAAGTACGGATCAGGAATTAGCAAGGTCTTGCGTGAGCATGAACGTCAAACAGAGATATTCTGGCTGGCTTATGAATGCTTACGCAGGGCTGGCGCACAGATACCTTTATGGGGATCAGAGTTTATAGACACTCTAGATACTGTCGAGGTATTAGACGAAGAAAAAAAATAACTGAGCGGAATTCTATTGTTTACACTATTGCGCAATTAGCAGTAGAGACTGGAATACCGCCTAGCGAGTTTATTGATATGGATACCGAAATGTATCTAGCAATAATTCAGGTATTAACAGATAGAGCTAAGGAGATCAAAAATGCCAGTCGTGGTAAACGGCGTTAAGCAACTCCAAAAGGCTATGAAAGATGTAGACAAAGACCTCAACAAAGAGATGTCTAAAAACGTTAAGCGGGCTATGTTAATTGTGCGGGATCGAGCCCGTGGCTATCTGCCACAACAAAGCGAAGTTTTGAGCGGCTGGGGTAAAGGCACTGCATCATTAGAGACCATTAAAGATCCAAAAAAATTATTTCCACCATACGATTATGCTTTAGCAATAGGTGGCGTGGCCTATTCAGCAGGTCAAAACAAACGCAATAACAGCGGTTATAGAGCTGCATTTTATGTTTACAATAATTCTAGATCAGGCGCAATCTTTGAGACTGCAGGCCGTCTAAATAAACCTAGAGACAACAAATCATTAAACCCTAATGCACCAGCCGAGTTTAACTCAGCAGCTGAAATGCTAAGCAGTATGAAGGGTCAAGGCAAACAGCGAGGCCGTGTTATTTTCCGTGCCTGGGATGAGACTAAAAACAAAGTTATTCCAGCTGTGGTTACAGCAATCGATACAGTGGCAATCAAGTTTAAGAAAGATACCGAACTTAGGAAGGCTGCATAGTGCCTAATTTAATTGTCAGTGCAGTCAGCACCTTTGATAACAGAGGACTTAAAAAAGGCCAGAAGGAAATTGGTGCCTTTGATAGAACGCTTAAGAGTTTAGGCAAAACCTTTGCAGGCGTATTTGGTGCTCAGAAGTTATTGCAGTTTAGCAAAAACGCTGTTAATGCGTTTATGGCCGATGAGAAGGCTGCCAAGGCTTTAGAGTTACAACTGAAGAATACAGGCTTTGCATTCAGCGCACCAGCAGTTGAATACTACATAAGCAATTTACAGAAGGCTACTGGCGTGTTAGATGATGAACTGCGCCCAGCATTCCAACAATTATTAACAGTTACTGGGTCTGTTACGCAAAGCCAAGATGCATTATCTACAGCTTTAAACATAAGCGCGGCTACAGGTAAATCACTCACCGAGGTCAGCGCAGCTTTAACACGTGGCTTTAGTGGCAACACTACAGGGCTTAGTCGATTAGGTGCAGGCATAAGCAAGGCCACATTAAAGACTGGCAACATGGAAAAGATTATGGCCGAACTTAATCAGAAGTTTGCGGGCCAATCAGCAGCCAGATTAGACACCTATGCTGGCAAAATGGATTTGCTTAAAGTAGCAAGTGCTGATGCTTCTGAAATTATTGGAAAAGGTTTATTAGATTCTTTGCAATTATTAGCCAAAGATAATTCTATAGAAGAACTTAGTACGGCTATGACTGATCTTGCAACCGATATAGCAGATGCTACTTACGGGATGGCTTTACTTATTTCTAAAACTAAAGAATTTTTAGGTTTACAAGGAACAAGTAAAAATTTAGGTGGTCCATTAAGTTTTATACCAGTATTAGGACCTTATTTAGAAACATTAGCAAAGGCTGGAAACAAAGAACGCAATAAGCCTACTTCTAATTTTACTTATAGTTTAGGCACAAGCTCTACTAAAGATATTGAACGAGCAAACAAATTATTAAAAGAAAGCAATAAATTAAGGTCTGATGAAATTAGCAAACTAAAAGCTAAATCAGAAGTAGATAAACTTAAAGATAAGTTTGATCTAGAGCGCATAGGATTAACCCTGGCACTTAACCAGGCAACTGATGAAGAGACTAAATTACGGCTTAAAGCACAGCTGGCAATCCTAGATAATAATGAGGCGTTGGCTAAAAAATTAAATGCTGAACTAGGCGCTAAGGCTTCTATTGATGCCCTGGCCACAGCTGCAGGTATGGCCGCTAGTGCGCTCACAAATTTTGGCCCTGCTTTGTTTAACGCTTTAGGTGAGATGACTGGCCGAGGCCGTAATCAGATAGCACCAGATGAGTTTGCTAGATTGCCACAAGGTGCAACTAATCAACAGGCCGTTGCCGCTGCAACTAATCAACAAACTACAGCCACAGTAGTTGTAAACGCAGGAACCATAGTTACAGACCAGCAATTAGAAGCAGTTATCCAGCAAAACGTATTGCAGTTATTAAAGTCAGGCAATAAATTACTACCAGCGGGATCTCTCAACTAATGGCCGTACCAACAATCAATGCCATAATTAACTTCAGCACTGGCCCTGCCACTGCACAGGCTATGCAGTTAGATATTGGCATACTAGGCACAAACGTATTAGCAGATGCTGTAGCTGTAATTGTTGATGTATCTGATCGTGTAAACTTAGTGCAAACATCTACAGGCCGTGATGCTTTAGTAGATCAATTCCAAACAGGCCGACTTACCTTACGCATAGTAGATCAGAATGGCGACTTTAACCCAACTAACCCAACAGGGCCGTACGTGGGCTTGCTGACACCAATGAAAAAAATACAGATAACCGCTAATTACAATGGCACTACTTATCCAATCTTCTCAGGCTTTATTACATCTTATGTAAACACACAACCTAAAGATGCAACAGAAGTTGCCTATACAACTATTCAGGCTGTAGATGCCATGAGGCTTGCCCAGAATGCACAAATATCTACAGTCACGGGTGCTAGTGCTGGCGATCTATCAGGCACACGTATCAATAAGATACTAGATGAAATTGACTGGCCAGCCACAATGCGTCAAATAGATACAGGTCAAACTACATTGCAGGCAGATCCAGGCACAGCACGTACATCTTTAGGAGCTATGCAGACTGTGGCAGATTCAGAGTATGGCGCTATCTATGTTGACTTTGATGGCTCCTTTGTATTTAAAGATCGCCTAACTGCTACTGCATCAATAGGTGGCACACCCACACTGTTTGCCGATGATGGCACGGGCATCCCCTACGCCAATGCTATGTGGAAACTAGACGACACCTTAATCTTCAATTCAGCACAGATCAGCCGTACAGGTGGCTCACCACAATCTGCTAGCAATCAAGCATCTATAGACAAATACTTTATCCACTCATATAACCTGCAGGATCTTCTAATGCAGACCAATGCGGTAGCCCTAGATTATGCCCGTGCTTATGTGGCATCTAGAGCTGAGACAACCATCCGATGCGATGCTATCGAGCTGGATTTATACACTGCTAATTATGATGCAGGCATTCTTGCCGCCTTAGACCTAGACTTTTTTGATCCAATCACAGTTATTACAACCCAACCAGGGGGGTCTCAGCTAGAGAAAACCTTGCAGATTTTTGGCGTAGCAAACACGATTACACCTAATTCCTTTAGGACAGTGTTTACAACGCTAGAACCTGTCATAGATGGGTTTATACTAGGCAACGTAGATTACGGTGTCTTAGGACAAAACGTCTTATCTTATTAAGGAGATAGAATGCCAACTTTTCCAGGCAATACTGGTGATGTAGTTACTTCCGCTATGTGGAACGGACTACCAGCCTTCACAGTACAAACTGCTAAAACAGCCGATTACACAGCTGCTAGTGGTGATGAATATCAACAACTTATTCCAATAAATAAAGCAACTGCTATTGCATTTAAGTTGCCAACAGATGCTACATATAACTTTGCAGTAGGCACAGTTATTACAGTGTTAAATATTGGCGCAGGTACTTTAACAATAAGCGCAGTAACACCTGGCACTACAACAGTATTAAGCGCAGGGGCGGTAGCGGCATCACCAACAGTTGCACAATATAAATCTGCAGCTTGTATTAAAACAGCTGCTAATGCTTGGTATGTAGTTGGGGCTATTGCATAATGATTGGCAATATATTATCTGCTTTATTAGCTGGTCAAGCCGCAAGCGTTGCTCCATCTGCTGTTGATTATTTAGTTGTCGCTGGTGGTGGCGGTGGCGGCAGACTTGGCGGCGGTGGCGGTGCAGGTGGTTTTAGAACTGCCACCAGTTTATCTATAACTACTGGATTTACTGTTACAGTAGGCGCAGGCGGAGCAGGCTCAACCGCTAGAGCAAATCAAGGAACAGATGGCAATAATTCAGTTTTATCTACTATTACTTCAACAGGCGGCGGCGGAGCTGGATCATTTTCGAATCTTTTAGGCCGGGCAGGCGGTTCGGGTGGCGGCGCATCAAATAATGGGGGGGGTAGTTCACAGGCTGGCGGCGCAGCTTCTCCGTCTGGTCAAGGTAATGCTGGCGGCACAGCTGTTGTTAGTTTCACGGAAGGCGGTGCTGGTGGCGGTGGCGCTTTCGCTGTTGGCCAAAATGCCACAGTAATAGGCACAGGCGGTAACGGCGGTGCTGGCAATAACAATTCTTATTCTGGTTCTAGTGTTGCATATGCGGGCGGTGGCGGCGGCGGCGGCAATACAGCAGGAAGCGCAACAGATGGTGGTGGTGCTGGTGCAAATGGTAACACAAATGGTACTAACGGTACTGATAACACAGGCGGCGGCGGTGGTGGTTCAAGAGACTCAGGTGGCACAGGCGGTAACGGCGGTAATGGTGGAAAAGGTATTGTAATTTTAAGATACCCAGATAGTTTTGCTGCTTTTACTTCAGTAAGCGGCGGTTTGACTTTTACGACAACGACAAGTGGCGGCTATCGCATTTATAGTTTTACCTCTGGAACAGGAACAATAACAATATAATGGCACACTACGCATTTTTAGATAAAAATAATTTGGTAACTGAAGTTATTGCTGGCAAAGATGAAACCGAACTTATAGAAGGTTTAAACCCTGAAACTTGGTATGGTAACTTTAGAGGCCAAGTTTGCAAGCGCACTTCATACAATAACAATATCCGCAAACAATACGCTGGCATTGGTTATAGCTATGATCCTGTGGCAGATGTATTTATTGCGCCACAGCCTTATCCATCTTGGTCATTAAATGAAAACTTTGATTGGCAACCCCCAACACCAAGACCAGATGTAGATGTTTGTTATTGGGATGAAGCTAGTCTAAGCTGGGTTGAAAGCACAATCCTCTGAAATTGTGCCGATGAAACCTAAACTATGTGCAGCTGGTGTGCAGTTAAGAGATCAAGTTGATACGTGGTTTCCAGATAGGCGTACTGCCAGTGATGGGTGGGTGGGCGATAGCCGCCACTCCGCCAGAAAATCAGATCATAATCCAGACACCTTTGGGTGGGTCCGAGCAATTGATATTGATTCTAGCCTGGGTTCATCCGAGGGGATCAGTGCTTATCTGGCTGACCAAATCCGAATCGAAGCGAAAACCGATAAACGCATATCTTACGTCATCCACAATCACCACATCGCTTCCAAGTTATTAAATTGGAAATGGCGTAGATACAAAGGCATCAATCCGCACACTAAACACATACACGTTAGCTTTACAAAGTTAGGCGACCTTAATGGCGCAGCGTTCGATATACCACTACTAGGGGGCAAGTTATGAATATGAAAAATCCATACGTACTAACACTAGGCGCATTCTTATCAGCCTGGGCAGCATCCAATTTCGCAGCTGACTATCGCTCAATTTTATGGGCATTACTAGCAGGTGTCTTTGGGTATGCAACTCCTAAAAAATGACACCGACAGAATGGGCTGGCTTTGGCGCTGGCGTTATCGCCGTGCTATCAGGCGGGCTAGTCGCATTACGTTTTCTAGTTAAAGGCTGGCTTAATGAGTTACGCCCGAATGGTGGCTCTAGTATGAAGGATCAATTAACAAGACTTGAACAGCGTGTTGATGATCTCTTTGTCTTAATCAGTAAGCGATAATTTTAACTATGGCAACTACACGTAAGCGTAGAAAAATTAACAGGCGCAAGGTGCGTAAATCACCTGACCCTTTATCTAAGTTAGAAGTGTTTTATATTGCCAAGCACGAGATGTTCAAAGCTGCACGCAAAGCAGGGTTTAGTGAATCTGTTGCGTTGTATCTAATGGATAGCCCAGAGTCAATGCCTGACTGGATCGTAGGCGACAAGGGAATTATCCCAACTATTCCCACTCCTGATGAGGAAGACGATTAAGCGCTACCTGGTAATCAGCGATCTGCAGGTACCATTCCATCACGAGGTAGCTGTAAAGAATGTTATCAAGTTAGCAAGGCGGGAGAAGTTTGATTCAGTATTGGTGGTTGGGGATGAAATTGACTTTAACACAATTAGCAAATGGGCTGAAGGCACACCTTTGGCTTATCGGCAAACCATTCACGATGATCGGGAACTTACTAAGTCGATATTGTGGGATCTCAGTGAGTACAGCCGAGAGTGTCATATTATCCGCAGTAATCATACTGATCGCCTATATAACACTTTGCTTAAAGTACCTGGGTTAATTAGCTTACCCGAATTACAATACCCCGCTTTTATGGGATTTAAAGATATGGGCATGGAGTACCACAAGACTGCTTATGAGTTCCACCCAGGCTGGATGTTGGCCCACGGGGATGAAGGCAATATGAGCCAGCACGCAGGTATCACAGCTCTTAACCTGGCTAAAAAATGGGGTAAATCAGTATTGTGTGGCCACACCCACAGACTAGGTATGAGTGCATATGCAGAGGGCGTAGGAAGCCATTACAGGGCCTTATATGGGGTCGAGGTAGGTAATCTTATGGATCGCAAAAAAGCCTCTTATTTACGCTATGGAAGCGCTAATTGGCAGATGGGTATTGCTATACTAGAAGCCGTTGGAAAGACCCTGACACCAACCCTGGTGCCAATAAACAAGGATGGCTCATTCACAGCGCTTGGAAAACTCTACGCATAACGTTATCAAATCGTTATCAAAATAATCTATTAAATAATCCACAAAGTCATACACAGGTGCAACACTATGCCTGTACCGCAAAGTATGCGGACAGTTAGGGCTACAAATGTACGCTGAATTGAAAGATTTTGGATATATTTTAATGTGGGGAATAGTGGCAATTACAACTATTGCCTGGATTATTTATGAAATCAGAGACACCGCATTCCAGAATGGTTATTGGAAAGGCCGTGCGCAAGGCTGGGAATCTCATCGCAGACTAATGAACACCAAGTTAAAGTCAGATGAGGTATTTGACTATGACAAAAACTGAGAAGCTGTTAGCCGATGTTGTCGATCTGGTCCATACAAGGGGAGCGGTCTATGGTCATCCTTACACAAACCATAAAAGGATCAGTGATCTCTGGTCGGCATATCTCGACCATCCAATTACACCTAGTCAAGTCGCATTATGTATGGCGCTCGTCAAGGTTTCTAGGCTTACTGAATCTGCAAATCACAGCGACTCAATCATCGATGCTATTGCTTACCTTTCGATATACCAGACAATCCTTGATGCAGAGACCGACATCAACTTCACTTGGGGGGATGACTAATGGCATTTAATTTAGCTGATTATGAAACAGTCGAGAGCCGACTAGAAAAGTTTTGGAAGGAATATCCAGATGGAAGAATATCTACAAAGATCGAACAGGCCACAGACACTAGATACATTGTTAGTGCTGAATTATTTAAGACAGAAGCCGATGCAAAGTCGTGGGCGACTGGGCTTGCTAGTGAGAGCATTTCTGATCGGGGTGTCAATTCAACTTCTGCACTGGAGAATGCTGAGACTTCAGCGATCGGCAGAGCGCTTGCAAACGCAGGTTATGCAGCTAAGGGCAAAAGGGCTAGCAGAGAAGAAATGACAAAGGTTGCAAATTACTCACCGCCAGGCACAAGGGCTAGAGCTGTAGAGGATGTGCTACGTGCATCATTCGCAGAAGAGAAGCCAACTGTATGGAGTATTGGTGATGCAGTAGAAGCCATACCAGTTAATCCTAAACCGCAAGAATGTAAACACGGCGTAATGATTCTTAAAGAAGGTGTGGCAAAGACTGGAAAAAATTATCACGGATACGTATGTAGTGCTGCAAAGCCTGACCAGTGCGAAGCACGTTGGGCAAAACTTACGGCAGCTGGATCATTCTTCTTCCCTAGTGATAGCGAGGGGGGTGAGTAAATGGGATATGTAGAGATTCTTAGAGGCGGACCTTACCTGGAGCGCATAGAGAACGACCAGGTAAAGTTTGTACCATCTAGTGATGTTTGTGTAGCTTGTAATGATGACAGGCTGATACATTCTGGTAATTTCTTAGTTTGTACTCAGTGCCACTGTAGGCAATAAGGATATTACCATAATGCACCCACAGTTTAAATGTAATGGATGTAAACGCAAAACCGAGTTTCTATGGCTCGATCAGTTGGATATGCCTGAAGGATTTAAGGCTTATCAGTGTATGGAATGCGGGTGTGTTGGCGTTAAGAATATAGCCGAAGCTTTGGATGTACCTGATTCAGATATATCCAGATGTGATAAGTGTGGTAGTTGGAAGTTTATCGCCGTGGTCTGCCACACTTGTCAGTTGATTGGAGCTAAATGAAAGAGACCGATGAAAGATATACTCCTAAATGGATATTTGACACACTTAACGTGGAGTTTGACTTAGATCCTTGCTCGCCTGTTGGTGGAATTAAAGATGCACCGATTAAATATTATTACACAGCAGAAGATGATGGGTTATCTAAAAATTGGTTTGGTAATGTGTGGGTAAATCCACCATTTAGTAATCCACGGCCATTCATGGAAAGACTAACTCGGCACGGCAACGGCATTGGGCTAGTTCGTATCAGTCAAAGCCAATGGGCCAAAGATTTGTGGAATCTAGCTGATGGTGTGATCTTAAATAATAAGCGCTTAAAGTTTGACCGACCAGATGGATCTTCTGTGGGTATACCAGCAGTTACATTTATGTTTGCCTTTGGTAAAGCCAATGCAGAAGCGTTAAGCAATTTTACAGAATACAAGGTGCGCTAGTGCCAACGTATGAATACAGCTGTAATGAATGCGGCACTTATGGATCAGTACATAAATCTTATGATGATGATATTGGTCCGATGAATTGTCCTAAATGTGATTTGCAAATGAGCAGGTTATACAGCGCACCTGGTCTCATATTCAAAGGTGGCGGCTGGGGTGGTAAACAATGAAAGAATCTACAGATATTGATTGGGCCTACCAGAATGCGTTGCGCAAGCAGTGGCTAATAGATAATCCTGATTCACAATATATTGGCTGGATGTCTATATGAGTGCAGCTGGTTGGGATGAAACTTGGATTGACACAGATGATCTACGCATCACGACTTGCCGTCTGACCTGCGGTTATGCTGATTGATTTGACATCGTATGCTAGGCTCTAGTGAAGCAGTGGCTCACAAAGCCACAAGGCGAGCCCGCAAGGGAAAGCTCGCAAGGTGCTGGCTAGTTGGGATCGCTATATTCATAGTGAATCTTTGCTTTGTAAAGACTGATTCCGTTGCAGCTGATAATTCAATTATGAACTTAAAGCTATATGCTTACAATAAGTTTAAAACGTATGAACAGTTTGATTGTTATAACTATCTAATACATAGAGAAAGTCGCTGGAATTACAAAGCACGTAACAACAGTCATTATGGTCTAGGACAGATGCGTAATAGGATGGTCCTTACACTTACACCTAAAGGACAAATAGACTTACATATGAAGTACGTTGCTCATAGATATGGCTTAGTTAATGATGAACCTAACGCTTGTTTAGCAGCTGAACACTTTGATAAGAAGGGTTGGCATTGAGAGATAGAGCATTAGGTAGTGGTAAGTGGGCTAAGCTACGCATTACCATATTAGATCGTGATGGTTGGCAGTGTGCAATATGTAATGGGCCAGCAAACACAGTGGATCATATAGTGCCACGTGTTAAGGGCGGTGATATGTGGTCACCAGATAATTTACAATCGATGTGTAAGAGCTGTAATAGTCGTAAAGGTGGCCGTTTTTTTAGCAACAAGGCGACCCCCCCTGTCTTTTCATCCCGTATATCCCCGATGCAGTCCAGACCGATGCCGGACAGTCCTTTTAAGATCAAACCCAGTCCGAGTCAATGACAGATAAACCCAAAAAGAAACTTCCGCTACGAGGGGCAACCAAACCAAGAGTCCACACGCCACTTCTTAAAGGCGCTTCTAGGTATCAGGAAGTTTTAGACATGGTTGAACGTCTAAAGATGGACAAACTGATGCCTTACCAGGAATTCGTGTTAAAAGACATGATGAGTGTGGACAAAAAAGGTTTATACCGCAGGCGTACTGCACTTTTGTTAATTTCAAGGCAGAATGGCAAAAGTTTTCTTGGAAGGATCAGAGTTATCTGGGGCATGTTCTATGGTGGCGAAGATAAGGTCATCATCATGTCTGCTAACAGAGCAAAATCGTTAATGTTGTTTCGTTAGATTGCCTGGACTATTGAATCGACTCCAGAACTTAAAGCAATGACAAAGGCAATTCGTTAT